TTCGTATGCGTATCGTGATGCTGGTAAAACGGCAGAAGAAATCACGCCTGAGTATATCAACGCTGCCAAACAAGCCTTGTTTTACAACTTGATGGATTTATCCAACATGGGTGTCAACCTGTGGTTATTGGAAAATCAATTATACGGTGCGCTTACACAACAGCAACAATTAGTTCTGCCATCAACCACAATTGATGTTCGCGAAGCTAACTGGGTATATGTAAACAATCTTCAAGCGTCAGTATATCTGCCTACGGATAACTCAACTGCACCAAACGCTTTTAATCTTCAATCTCAACTTGCTTCTTTAGCCACATCCACTTTAACTGAAAATTGGATTGGATTGGGCTATCAACAAGCTCAAAGCGTTTACTATGTTGGCTGGAACTGCTATGCCCCAAATGGTGGTACGCAAACTTATAATCTAGTATACGAGTACAGCGACGACGGTATTAACTGGGTAGTCAAACAGACTTTCCCTTCAATTACCATGACAGATTACCAGTGGCAATATTACAATATTTCCATTACTGAACCCCATCTGTTTTATCGTTTGCGTGAAACTGTTGCAAGCACATTTTCTGTTCGCCAGATTGTATTCTCCACCAGTCAGCAGGTTATTCCATTAGCGCGCCTAAACCGCGATGATTATTGGAACTTACCAAACAAACAATTCCCATCGGTCCGCTCATTACAGTATTGGTTTGATAGAACCATCGAGCCTTCAATGTATTTGTGGCCCGTACCAAACAATCCATATCAAATGTTTCAGCTAGTTGTTGAAAAGCAAATGGAAGATGTGGGCTCATTGACAAATGAGATATATGTGCCAGATCGTTGGCTACCAGCAATTCAAGCACAATTATCGCATAAGTTATCGATGCAGTTACCTAACGTAGATATGGGTCGAATCAATTATTTGGAACGACAAGCTGAGAAGTTGTTCTTGCACGCTAGTGAAGAAGATCGCGATAAGTCGCCTATTTATTTCCAACCTAACATAAGCTACTACACACGATGAGCGTAATAATGACCTATGATTCGCTAGTAGCGAATATTATTGATTACATGGAAAGGAATGATGCGGACTTTGTTGCGCAAATTCCTAACCTAATTGCTTTAGCAGAATCATCGATTGCTGCTGAGCTTAAAACCTTTTTGCAGTTAATTGTTGTAGAAACCAGTTTGTCTACGAATCAAACTATTTTGAATAAACCAGCTCGCTGGCGTAAAACGGTTTCTATGAAAGTTAATGGCGAACCTATTTTGCTGCGTAGCCAAGACTATGTATCTCAATACTTAGCTGAATCATCCGGTGGTAAACCCCTGTATTACGCAGATTATGATTATAACAACTGGAACTTTGCTCCAGCACCAGATACTACTTATCCAGTAGAAATTATTTATTTTGCTGAAATCCAGCCTTTGGATCAAAACAATCAACAAAACCTGTGGACTTCAGTTGCCCCTCAGGCTATGCTATATGGCGCGTTGTTACAAGCACAAGGCTATTTAAAAGCCTTAGACAAGTTGCCAGTATGGAAACAATACTATACTGACGCAATTGAAGCTCTCAAGAAAGAAGACAACTCACGCCGTATGGATCGCAACGTATCGGTTCAGGAACCCTAAAATATGTCAACGACACCAGTCTACACCTCACCCTTTACAGGTACCGTTGTTACTCCAACGGATGTATCCTATTCTGCGCTTTCGTTAAGCAGCAATACGCCGCTTTACTGGCCTTCAATTGTCAATCAAGCTATTGGAGAACTTCCTGCTACCCGTATTATTGATTGTACTCCTGTAGCAACAACATATTCAATTTCTTCAAACACCACAACAACATTCACAATCACTGGTGTTAATTTAACTTCAGTATTTACTACTGGTGCAACTATTCAGTTTAATGGTGGTGTAATTTCTACAATTTATACTGTAGTTAGTTCAAGCTATACATCATCAAACACTGTTGTTACATTTAGTGCAGCTCTTTCTTCTGGCACTGTATTGACTTCTGTTATTCTGGCGTTAAATGTTTCTTTACCAGAAGCAGACCAAGGCACTGTTGGCGCGGATATTTTATTCCGCAATTTAGGATCTGTTTCTTTCTTGGTGACAGACTATACTGGCGCAAATGCAATTGCTATTAACTCTGGTATTTCTAAGTATTTTTATCTGCAAAACAACGCAACATCCGCAGGCCAATGGGGTAATGTAACTTTTGGTGCTGGAACCAGTTCTGCTGATGCTTTGACTTTAGCGGGTGCGGGGTTAACTGTTGTAAATGGTCAACTTGCAGTAACACAAAATATTGCGGATATTACTTCTGTTCCCACTTTAACGGATTCTAGCCGTGGTGTTACATATAATTGGAATTCTGGTGTTGCTAATGTTACGCTGCCAAACGTATCTTCTTTATCAAAAGGTTGGTTCATTGCTTTTAGAAATAATGGCACGGGCACATTAACTTTTACACCCGCATATCCGCAGCTAATTAATGGTACTAGTTCAATTAGCACAAATCCCGGTGATTCTGGTTATATTTTTTATGATGCAAGTTCTAATGGATTCATCACAGTTGGTTGGACAACACCATATAACGTGGTGTTTACTGCAGAAACCTATGACGTAGATGCAATTAGCGGAAACACATTAAATTTAACAGCTAACGCGCCAATCATTCAAACTTATATAGCACAATCAGGTACTCGCGCTAATACTTTAGCAGTTACTTTACCAGCTATTACCCAGCTTTATATTTTGGTAAATAATACTAACCAATCCGGTTACAATATTACGTTCCAAAACACCGGCAGCTCTCAAGCACCTCTAGCTCTAACTACCGGCAATATTTACACATTGCTAAGCGATGGTGAATTTTTATACATTCTAAATTCTTCATCATCTTCTACATTTAAAGCAATTAATGGAAATGCTGGAGCTCCGTCTTATTCTTTCTTGAATGATAATAGTACGGGTATGTATTTACAGGGCACAGGTATTTTGGGTCTATCAGCTAACGGAAATGAAATGATTGACATCAACAATACAAATACATCTGCTCCTGTAGTCACTATTAACGCACGGGTTGCAGCAAATTTAATTAGCGGCGGGACGTTCTAAATGGCGGCTGATAATCTTCAGCAAGATACCTCGCAATTTACCCGAATCTATACACTAAAGATTCCACCGGGTATTAAGCGCGATGGTACACCTTTTGAAACCAACGAATACACCGATGGTGTGTGGTGTCGTTTTCAACGTGGCGTTCCTAAAAAAATAGGTGGTTATCGCACGATTGTAACCAGTAACGTTGGTATTTATCGTGGTTTAGTTGCCCAGCCATATAACGGCGTAAACTATATTTTTGCTGGTAATTATCAAGAGCTGGATGTATTTACCACTGGTATTAACTATGGCGTTGGTAGTGGCCCTTTTACTGTTACCATTTTACCCGGCACTTCTTTTGCTAATGCGACGTATGTAAATGCTACAGCTTTTACTATACCCGGTAACGCTACAAATGTTTTTGGCCCAAGCAATACAATTGCATTTAGCCAAACTAGTAACGCTACTTCATATACCATATCAAGTTCGCATTATGCAGCAAATGCAACGACTGTTACAATATCAAGTGGCACTTTATCAAATACTATTAACACCGCGTATTTGACCACCAACGCGGTATTTACACCAGATCCGCAAGATGGCCCATATCGCATTACTTGGCAGTTTGATGCACAATTTAGTCCTTATGGCGGTCAGTTAGCTATTCTTGCACACCCCGGCTATAATTTAATTGACGTTGATAACGGCGTAACATCGCAGGTTTTGGTTGGTAATATTTTACCCGGTATTAATAATACATGGACTTTCTCGGGCTTATCAGATAGCCTTGGAACTCAACCAACCTACAAACCAATTAGTGTTGACGGTGGTGTATGCGTATTGTATCCGTTCATATTTGTTTATGGCTCGCATGGATTTATTGCCAATAACAACGTAACTACTGGCAATTATGGTCAGCAAAGTTTCTATGATTGGAATGGTTTATTAGCCAACCAAAACAACGTAGCTGGCTCTAAGATTATCAAAGGCATGCCAATGCGCGGTGGTACTAACTCACCCGCTGGTTTGTTCTGGGCTACAGATAGTTTAATTCGTGTATCTTTCAATACAGGCAACACAACTAACGGCTTGTATTGGATTTACGATATTGTTTCAAGCCAAATCTCTATCATGTCCTCTAACGCAATTGTGGAGATGGATGGTTCGTTTTTCTGGATGGGCGTAGATCGTTTTTATGTCTATAACGGCTCTGTGCAAGTACTGCCAAATGATAAAAACGTTAACTACTTATTTGACAATTTGAACTATACACAACGTCAAAAAGTATGGGCTACAAAGATACCGCGCTATAACGAGATTTGGTTCTTTTATCCTCGCGGAACAGCAGAAGAATGCACTGACGCTATTATTTACAATACCAAAGATAAAATCTGGTATGACGCAGGTCAAGCTACGGGAGCTCAACGTTCTTGTGGATACACCACAGA